ACATTCTCACAAAAACATAATTCATTTGAAGCGGAGGAAGGGTGTAATGACGACTTAGCAATGTGTTTAGTTATATTTGCTTGGTTAGTTGCACAAGATTATTTTAAAGAGATGACAGATAATGATGTTCGTAAAAGATTATATGAAGAACAAAAGAATCAAATTGATCAAGATATGGCACCATTTGGTTTTATTGATGATGGTTTAACTGACTATGAATCTGTAGATACTGAGGGAAATGTTTGGTATATTGCAGAAGATGGAGGGGGCAAGTTCGTTGATAATGGTAGTGAGTATGGAGAACTTTCTTATATGTGGGAGTACAGATGATTCGACTTTTAAAATTATTAGGAAATATTGTTGACCCAAGTTGGTGGACAGATCTTATTGGTGAAAAGTCAGGAGCATATGAACGTGCAAGAAAACCAAATAAGTTTAAAGAATGGAAGTTAAAACAACCTCTGTGGAAACAGTTTTTCATAGAAGTTTTAATGTTTACATTAATCGCACTAGCATTTGAACCAGTGTTAAACATGTTAGGCATGTCAATGTTACCTTGGAGATGGTTTTGATGAACCTAGAAGATCAGTTTGGATTAGAACATTTACTCTTTGAACAAAGAAAATGCAAGATATGTGGTGAAACAAAAGAATTGATAAATGATTTTTATAAAACAAGAAAGGATAGAGGTAACGTGCCATCAGCTTATGCATATGAGTGTAAGAGATGTTCAATAAAAAGAGTTTCAGATAAGAGAAAAAGAAAAGAATTAGTGGATATATATCCTGATTGGTAGTGTTCACGTCATGTTTCCCCATTTGGAGGGGTAGCAATTTATAAATAAATTTAGTAAAACAAACGTGGAACTCGGAGAAAAACATGGCTGGCATAGGTTTAGTATCTCCAGGCGTTAAGGTTAGAGAAGTTGACCTTACGGTTGGTAGAATTGACTCCATAAGTGATCAGACAGGTGCGATAGTAGGCCCTTTTGAGAGAGGCCCTGTACTAGAACCTTTGCTTATTGAGAATGAGCAAGATATGATCGATCTTTTTGGAAAACCAAAAACAAACGATAGACAATACGAATATTGGTACACCGCATCAAACTATCTACAGTATGGTGGTATATTAAGAGTCGTTAGAGCAGACGGTGCGAATTTAAATAACGCAAACGTGGGTGGAATGCCTGTAACACATCCAACAGGTATTGGATCAACTTCAAGTCTTAAAATTAAATCTTTCCAAGATTATCAAAATAATTACGAAGACGCTGTTACATACAGATTAGCTGCAAGAAACCCAGGCAGTTATGCAAACGGAATGAAAGTTGCATTCATTGATGGTGCTGCAGATCAACAACTTCATGTTACTCCTCATGTAGTAGCAAACGTTACTGTTGGTATGGCGGTTACACAACCTATCAGTGGAACAATCGTCGGCCCTGGCACAACATCAACAGCAGACGGATACATTCAAGGTGTTGTCACTGGTATTGGTGCAAGTACAGTTGATGTTAAGATTGCAAATCGTGTTTCTGCTGCTGGAACAATTTTCCCAGTAACTTACACAGAAGACGGAATCTTCGCATTTACAACAGGAACAAAAACAAGTAATACATTACCTGGCCCTGGCGTTCTATTTTCAAGTAGTTCTTCAACTATTGCAAACCCTGATGCTGGTATTTCAACTTGTGCAACAATCTTCCAAGTAGATGACTGGTATGATAATCAGTATATTCAGTTGAAGAATGGTGCATTACAGTGGAAAGAGATTGCTGAAAAACCAGGCACAAGTGGATACGCTGCAGCAAGAAACAGTTCAAATGATGAACTTCACGTTGTTGTGATTGATGACAGCGGAAAAATTTCTGGATCAACAGGTGCAATTCTTGAGAAGTTTACATTCTTATCAAAGGCAGATGATGCAAAGAACTCCTTTGGAGATGCAATCTACTATAAAAACAAAATTTCTGAACAGTCTGACAATATCTTTGTTGGAATTGCAACAGGAAACGGATCAATTGCATCAGGATTTACAACTGCATTTACAGCATCAAGCACTGCTCAAAATACTTGGAGTCAGGATGCACAGGATGTAGACTTCAACTTCGGTGGTAATATACTTTATGAACTACAAGGTGGTAAAGATTACTCTGGTGTAAGCACAGAGGGTGGTTTCTCTTGTTCTCTTGGTTCAGTCATGGGTGGTTATGAAATCTTTGAGAACGAAGCAGAATACGCAGTCAACTTCTTACTTCAAGGCCCTGGCATCACAGGTAGTCAAGCAGAATCACAAGCAAAAGCAAATAAATTAATTGCAATTGCAGAGGCAAGAAAGGATTGTTTAGCAGTTATCTCTCCAAATAGAGAGACAGTTGTTAATGTAACAAGTCCAAAAACACAAACAACAAACGTTGTTCAGTTCTTTGATCCAATTACATCATCATCTTTCGCAGTCTTTGATTCTGGTTACAAGTATCAGTTCGATAGATTTAACAACAAGTTCCAGTTTATGCCATTAAATGGTGACATTGCTGGATTGATGGCAAGAACATCTGAGGAACAGTTCCCTTGGTTCTCACCTGCTGGGCCTCAAAGAGGAAACATACTTAACACAGTTAAGTTGGCATATAATCCAAATAAAGTTCAGAGAGATACTTTATATGTGAAGAGAATCAACCCAGTGATCTTCTCACCTGGCGGTGGATTCCTCTTATTTGGTGATAAGACAGGATTAGCAATTGCGTCTGCGTTCGATAGAATTAACGTTCGTCGTTTATTCTTGAACTTAGAAGCAAGAATTGAGATTGCTGCAAGAACTCAACTCTTTGAATTCAACGATGAGATTACGAGAGCAAATTTCCGTAACATTGTTGAACCATTCCTTCGTGGAGTTCAAGCAAAGAGAGGTATTACTGATTTCGTCGTGATTTGTGATGAAACAAATAACACACCTGACGTGATTGATGCGAACGAGTTTAAGGCAGATATCTTTATCAAGCCTGCACGTTCAATTAACTTCATCGGTCTAACCTTTGTTGCAACTAGGACTGGAGTTAGCTTCTCTGAAGTCATTGGTCGAGTTTAATCAAAGTCCCACTAAATAACAAAAGGAGTTAAAAAAGAAAATGGCAACATTTAACCAAAGAAACATAACAGAGTTTCGATCTAGACTAGCTGGTGGTGGTGCAAGATCTAACTTATTTGAAGTTGAGATTGCTTTCCCAGAGGAACTGGGAATAAATTTAACAGATATATCTGATAAAGTTCCATTTCTAGTTAAGGCAGCTGAGATTCCAGCATCAAACTTGGGTAATATTCCTGTTCCATATAGAGGTCGTGTTCTTCCTGTTGCTGGAGACCGCACCTTTGACCCTTGGACAGTGACTATCATTAACGATACTGATTTTATAATCAGAGATGCGATGGAGAAATGGAGTAATTCAATTAATGATTTACAGACAGCTCAAGGTACAATTAGTCCAGAAGTTTATCAAAGAAATGCTCTAGTTACACAGTTGAGTAGAGAAGGAACTAGTCCTAGTGATCCAGAAAAAGTATTGAGAACATACAAGTTTGAAGGAATTTATCCTAATACAGTGAGTTCTATTCCACTTGATTTTGGTGCAACAGATCAAATTGAAGAGTTCCAAGTCACATTCAACTACCTATTCTATGAAGTAGCTGGCCCAACAGGTAGTTTCTAGTTGATAAATATCACAGTTTAAGTTATAATATAAATACCACTATAGGTATAGAAGTTATACTATGGCACAACTTTTTGGTTTCTCGATTGATGATTCGTATAAGAAACCGTCACCATCAGTAGTTTCGCCTGTCCCCAAAAATAATGAGGACGGTGCGGACTACTATTTGGCGTCTGGATTTTATGGGCAATATCTTGATGTAGAGGGCGTATTTAAAACAGAATATGATTTAATTCGTAGATATCGTGAGATGTCACTTCATCCCGAAGTGGATTCTGCGATAGAAGATATTTTATGCGAAGCAATAGTTGCAGATCAAAATGATTCACCAATTCAAATTGATTTAGAAAATTTAAAGGCTGGAGATAGAATAAAAAAAATTATTCGTGATGAGTTTCAGTATATTAAAGAGATGCTGGATTTTGATAAAAAAGCACATGAGATATTTCGTAATTGGTATGTAGATGGAAGAATATATTATCATAAAGTTATAGATTTAGAAAAACCAGAGGAAGGAATTAAAGAACTTAGATATATTGACGCACTTAAAATTAAATATGTAAGAGAACAGAAGAAAAAAGGTGGTGCAAACGCAATACAATATACGCCAGGCAATAATCCAGGCGCTAGTAATGATCCATTAAATGCAGATTTTGAAGGATTATCAGAATATTTTATATACACTCCTCACTCATATCAGAAAAATCAATATGGTTCTGTTGCAGTTACTGGTCAACAGAAAGATGCAGTCAAGTTTGCTAAAGATGCCGTTGCATATTGTACATCAGGTTTAGTAGATCGTAATAAACAAACTGTTCTTTCATATCTACAGAAAGCAATTAAGTCACTCAATCAATTAAGAATGATTGAAGATAGTCTTGTAATTTATAGATTATCAAGAGCACCAGAAAGAAGAATATTTTATATTGATGTTGGTAATCTTCCAAAAGTCAAGGCAGAACAATATCTAAAAGAAGTGATGAGTCGTTATCGTAATAAGTTAGTTTACGATGCAGGTACTGGTGAGATCAGAGATGATCGTAAATTTATGAGTATGATGGAAGATTTTTGGTTGCCTAGAAGAGAAGGTGGTCGGGGAACTGAAATCACAACTTTACCAGGTGGGCAAAATCTTGGTGAACTTGCTGATATTGAATACTTCCAAAAGAAATTATATCGTGCATTAGGTATTCCAGAATCAAGAATTGCTGCTGAAGGTGGATTTAATTTAGGTCGTTCATCAGAAATACTTAGAGATGAACTTAAATTTGCTAAATTTGTAGGTCG